GCGAGTCAGACTCAATGTCGTCCCAATCTTCTGGTGTTGAAAATCGTAATCGACCCAAGATAGCGGCGTATCCAATGAGATCGAGATACGAATCTTCGCGCTCTGGACTTTCCACCATTCTTGAGAGTTTGGTCGCGATAGCAATAATTGCCAAGTCAGATGGGTCTCTGAGCTGAATACCGAGTGCTTTACTGATTTTGTAAATGCGTAGTAAATTGTGCCTCGGGTCGCCATACTCGATGCCCCTGTCGAATAATGTGTTTCCAGCTTCTTCAAGCCATTCATTTAACGATTTCTGTGTATCGGACACTTGACCTGCCTCTCTTATAGCCTTCATTAAAAGCTTTGGCTTTGGCTGAAGTAATCAAACCCCAGATATAAAGGCCGATAAATGGAACGCCAATAATTATTGCTACTACTGCTTCATCAGATAAATTAGGCAACATCTGCACTCACCCCATATTTATCTAGCCAATATGCAGATATTTCAGCCTTAGATAAACGGCCTCGCAGTTGCTTCTTACCCATCCGCTCTTTAGCAAATCGTCTTATTATTGATCCCTTAACCCAATTTGTTTCATCAGTCCAAGCCCCTGCTTGAGAATCAAATCGAATTAGGGTTACTTTATTTATCATTTTGCTCCCTAATCTCTAAACCCTAAATGGATTTAGGTAAATAGATTAAGGGTCTAAATAGATTTAGACAAGCAATAGCTCGGCGTGGCGAATATCTAAGAAGCCAGCTAGTCTTTCATTGGTCTCTCGGTTGGCAAAGTCAGTAGTTATAGGCAAGCGCTTTAGAGCCCACTCAGGCTCGCTTAGAGCCCCTAAGTCGAACTGATAGACCCCTTTAGGTGTGGCATTGATATAAAAGGTCTTAGAGCCCGTCCTAGCCCTTATATCGGCCAGATAATCCCACTTCTTCTTCTCAATCATCAAAGTCTCATAGTGGGTTCTACGGCACTTCAGCTCGATAAAGGCGTTATGGGTTATGCCATCAGCTCGGTCGGTCGCTGATAAAGGCATCAAGTCTGGGTAAAGGGACTTGATAGCCTCAAAGAGCTCAACCTCTCTAAAGTAGATTAGTTATCTTCCTCGCCATCTTCCCAACCAATTTTCTTTATTGGGTCATCGGCAGGCACTATCCAATCAGGATAGGAGCTACGATCCATAGCAAAAGCAAGTGAAGTTCCTTCATCCATACCAGCTCTGCGACAAGCTTTATAAACCTCATTGGCGGCAATAGCCCAGAAATCAAGCTTTGTTAAAGGCGTTTCTTTAGTAGTCCTACGCCTTTTAGGTCGCTTCTTACTTACGCGCTTTCGCGTTGCCATTTCTGACCCCTCTCGCTAGGGCCAATTCTAACTGACTCTCCATTTTATCAAGGCGCGACACTATTGGAATATTCTCCAATTTAATTATGTAGCGAAGGCCAGCAATCAGTAAGGCAATAGATCCTAGAACTGAGGCTACTAGGGTTGCTAATTCAGCTGCAACCATTACCGGACTCTGCCGTATCTTTCGTAGTTGGGGTTTAGCCAATTGATGATGCTAGGCAAGACTGATACCAGAGCCGCATTTGCAATTGCATTTACATCTAGGCCGACTGCTAGATAAGTCGCTAGTGCTGTCGCTAGGAATGTCTTTGCCCAGCTCTCTGCCATTTTCTTTAGGTCGCTCATTAGCTTCTCCTTCGAGGTTAAAATAACTGCCATCTTTGTCTCCCAAAGTTGTGAATGAAATATGGAAATGCGATTTGTGCGGATTAACGCCTCTATATTTTCTGCGCTTCCATCCAAGGATTGGACTCATAATCTTGCCTTGGTAAATTATGTAAGATATGCGTTTGTCGCCCTTCTTAGCGCATTTACGAATCTTCTCGACTAGCGCGTAAGCTTCTTCTGGATGCGTTCCCAAATCGCTCGTAATATCGATAGCCCTAACGATTCCGTTTGCATCAGGGTTGTGATCCGATTTACGAGTCGAATGTCTGGTGTCTCCAATCCATCCGTCCGATTTTCTGCCTCGCTCTGGATATTCATCATCTATTTGCTCCCGAAGCTGGACACCCGCAGCGCATAATTTAGGCAAGGCCCAAAGCTTTCAGATCATCAGCATTCAATCCCAATGCTGCTAATTTAGCTTTAGCTGATTCCTTGGCAGCTGCATCATCGGCTTCTTTTTGTGCATTTAGTTCATCGACTTTTGCAAATGCAGCTTTATATTCCGCCTCTGTAAAAGGCTCCGCCCAAACAAATTCAATGCCTTCATACTCATCACCAGTAGCGATAATGCCACCATTAGGGCGAAGATAACTTATGACCTCTTTGTGCAATGCCATTTTATGCTCCTATTTCTAAAAGAATAATTGATGATGGCGCTGTTGATTCCTGGACAATAACTCCCTGTTGATTTTGCACATTTCTAAATTGTGTTTTGTAAGTTGTCGCGCTAGTTGTAGAAGGCGAATCTAAATACACAAATGAATAAGTGTTTTGCTTTGATTGAGCAGCATTATCATAATTTATAAATTGAGTTGCCCAAATATCAGTTGAAGCTCTTACAATTTTTACTTGCCCTGCATTGTTGGCAAAATTTGAATATGTCCAAAATCCATTCTGAGTAATCAAAACCATAATTTTTGATGACGCTGCTGAAGGGGTAATGGTTGCAGTTAAAGTTGTATCTGCATAGGTATTTGTATTGTTAATGACTTCGGTGGTTGTAGTTGCGCCAATAACTTGTAATAATTTACCACCGCTTGCAGGAGTAGCCCATTTAAGTCCTGTCGGAGAGACTGTTGAATCTGCCGTTAAAATTGTTCCATTTGCGCCTACACCTAATCTTGCTACTGTGTCGGCAGCAGTTCCTACAATAATATCGGCTTTGGCATCTACAATAGATTTTGCAATTGCAGCTAGAGAATTGTTATAGACTGTTGTATCTATTGAGGATCCAAGAGTTCTTATGGCAGAAGCGCCATCCTTGACTAAATCGGTATCGTCTGGAGTATCCCAGCCGTAGTTTGTAGTGGTTGCCATTTATTCTCCTTAGGCTACGATTGTAGCGTCTAGCCAGTATAAAGCTGGGTTTATTGTATTCCAAGTCTCAACCAATGGGACTGAGTTCCATCTAAAAGCCTGTAGGCTAAAAGAAATTGGCGTAACATATAGAGTTAAATAGAGCTGATTAAGGCTAGCCGTCCAACTCCAACCCTCTACGAACCCTTGAAATTCTCCATTTACCATATTGGATGGAATATTGACAATATTGACTGGCTGGCCCATAAATACGCCAAGAAGGTTATCCCTGTCTGAATTGTCAATCTCACCGCTGGAAACTGGAAAAGTTATCTGTCTCAAAGCAAATTGAGGGTAAGCCCGAATAAGTAAGTAAAAGGCTGCTTGAGCTGTGGCATCTCCAACATTGCGTAAAGTGGTCGAAATTGTAGAAGCTAAAAGGCCGTATTCAGATATCGAAGCAGGATCATCATCGGTTACATTTGCGCTCGAAGTGCCATAGCCCAAAGTAATTGAATTGCGAACATCCCCAGCCCGTTTTACAATTGATAGAGCAGGGCCAATGGCGTGATTGCCATCTAAATCAACATAGCCATAAGTTGCCAGATATGTCCCTCTATGAGTTGAGTCGGCATATCCAATACGGCCCTGAGAGTCTTCATATAGATAACCTAGGCCGCTAGTAGCAAAGCGAGAAGCAAGATTATAAACTGTGTCGTTCAAGTTATTTTCGGAATGAAGCTCATAATCCCCTGGGGTATCAATTTCACCTAATCCGCTATTTTCTGCATCCTGCCATTGAGTAGTGGGATTGTATCCATTCCAAGTTTCAGCCGCTGGAACCTCATTCCATTGGTCAAATAAAACTGACTCCAGTAATTCAAGTATTCTGTTTCCTTCAAATTGATGCGCAAAGTTGCCTACATAAATTGAACGATTGAGTCTAGCTAAAGCCCCAACGGCTATTATTTTTATTTGCTGGCTAGTAGCTGTTGAACCTGAGGTTTGAACTGCTATTTCTAAATCAGTAATAAAGCCGCCAAATAAATTAACATAAGTTGCCGTTGAGTTTTGCACTTCTATTGTAACTGCATCATTTATCTCATAAGGAACTGACCCTAAATTTGTCTCAATTAAAGTTAAATTGCAATAGCCAGCGTTAGGCTGCGCATAGATATCAGTTCGCCCAGAGGTAATGGTCAATCCGCTTAGTGTTGCCCCAGTAACTATTGTGCCATTTACTTTAACGCGATAGACGGGATTCCAAGCTGTCATCGATCTATAAACTGGCTCGCCCCTGAGCCAACTCTGTTCTGTGAATTATTTAAGGCCGAAACGACCGCTCTAGAAAACCCTTCTTCGTCAATTACTGAAGGTGCATTTACATTGATGACAACATTTGCCTCATCTCTAGCCCTAAATGCGGCAGGATCAAAATTACCTGGTCCAAGAAATTTAAGAAAATTCTTTTGAGATACTTCTTCTAGTAAAGTTAATTCAGGCTCACTTGAAGCAGTTTTGGTTTTTTTAGTTGTATTAGGATTATTTTTAGTAGCACCAGAAAAGTCAAAACTGTCAAAATCTGTGCTGCTACTAGTAGATGCTGTAGAAGTAGTGGAAGGCGTTGTGAAGCTAGAAATATCTGGAAGGTTACCAATACTAGAACCGCTTGGTGCTGGTGTGTCATATTTACTGCCTATCGCAGCTGCAGCAGCGAGAACTCCAACGGCAAGTACGGCTGCTCCAGCTCCCAGAAGTGGATTAAGTGCAAAGGCCTGTGCAATACCTGCGACCATTGCTGATTTTTTTAGCAAATTGTAAGCACCGATTAATCCGCTAATAAGTATAATGATGCCCTGCACCCCAGCAGCAATTTTGCTAACTGCAAAACCAAGGGCAAGCACACCGACTAAAATAATAAATTCATCTTTGAATTTGACTATGGTTTTTGCAATATTTCGCATTGTTTCGCCAAATTCTTGCGCTTTCTTTTGCGCTTTACTAAAGCCATCAGTAACCCCAGATTGACCTGTAACGCCATCAATAAACGCTTGTAAAGCAGGAACGCCCGTCTCTAGTAGGAAATCCGTTAATTTATGTAGAATTGGTAGCAGTGCAACACCAATTGATTCTTTTGCTTCTTCCATAGCTATCTTGATTCGTTCCATTTTAACGGCGGCGGTTTCACCTTCATTTTCGGCAAAATTACCAAAGGTCGCTGTTAATTCTTTAGCTATTAAATCAAAGTCTCCAGTTTTAATTGTATTTGCATCTAGTCCAAGACCTAATTTGCCAAGAGCCGTTGTATTGCCATCATAAGCGCGTCCAAGGGCGTTAGCAACTTCTTCTACTGGTTTACCCGTTGCAGCACTTAAATCTAAAGCTAGATTTAATAAACGCTGCGCTTCCTCAACATCATTAGTGCTTTTTACTAATCTTCCAAATGCTGGCCTCAATTGATCATCAGATACACCAACGGCAATTGAGGTTTGTTTTATGTAATCTTCTACTGTCTTGACTTGCTGTCGACTGGCATTTGTAGTCGCTAAAATTGTATTTTCTAAATTTCGCTGCGCTTTTTCCTCTTCTGCCGCTGCTTTAACCGCGTCAAAAGCAAATGCCGAAACTGCCGCTGCCGCGATTCCAAAAGCGACTGCAGCTTTTTTGCCAAATTCTTTTGCTTTTTCACCAATAGAATCAATGTCTTTTGACCCTGACTCAAGCTTTTTTTGGAAATCAGCCGTATCGGCAAGTAGTTTAAGAGTTAATGCCCTTGAATCAGATGCCACTTACGCCCCACTTATCTAATATCTTGTTAAATGCTTTTGTCCATTCTGCCACAATATTCTTCTGTTCTTGGCGCAAGGTTGGATAAATAAACCATCCGCGTGAGCCTCGGCCTTGTCTGCCAGAGTAATTAGGAAATTGCTTAAATTTATTAGAGCCAAATTCAAAACCAGCCCAAAGCATTTGAGTATTAGCCCCACCGCTAAATCTTTGACTAGCAAAGCCATATTTAATTTCGCCAGTAGTGCTACTTTTAGATACTCTAGATCCGCTAACAATTCTGTTAATGGCTTGTTGGCCTTTTACGCGACTGCCAGCCTTAGCTGCAATTTGCTGCTGGAGATAACTGGCAAGGTTATTAGAAGTTTGACGAGCCTCGACTTTGGCTTCATCACCTAGCAAGGAGAAAGCTTTATAAACTTGCCGAAGCTCTGTGCGGTCAAATGCTGACACTTCTTCAGCCATTGTTATTCATCTCCTTTATCAGCTCGACTGCCGTTGCTACATCGTCCCAATCATCCCAATACTGCATTGGGATACCAGTCTTTAGAGCAACTATTATTATTAGTCGCCTTACGCTGTCGGGCTGATGGCTTTTGGGTCATCGTTGCCTGTCGTTATGTCGGCAACTGTTTCCATCCATATCTCAAAGCTCTTAACTGGCTTACCAGCGCTCTCGCGTTTGTAAGCGTTATAGGCCAAGAACATTAAGTCCCAGATTCCTATATTTTCTTGAGCCTTAGTAATAGTGTGTCCAGTTGCCTTTTCCCACTTAGCCCACTCTGGCGGTTGGGCAATGTAAGTTGCTGATTCGCCAGAATTATATTCAATTGTGATTGATAATTTCATAGCTCCCGATGCTCCGATCTATTAGGTGTAAGACTCTGCTGGTTGTCCAATTACTGTCAATGTCCAAGTGTCTGTAAGAGCCCCAGGAGCAGCTCCACCAGCGGATGGAAATATTGGCAATACTTGGAAAGTAAATGACGCTCCACTCGCAGCGGTAAATACTACTGAAATACCAGTGTTTGGTGCAGATTCTGCAACACCCCAGAAAATTTCAAATAGTGATCCTGCTGCACCCCAGTCTTGCAGGAGTTCAAGTGTAAATGTCCATTGCTTATCAACGGATTTATAAGCGCGACCATCAAGGGTTTGATAAGTCTCGATAATGGTTTCAGCAGATAAAACTGCTGAAGTCGTTTGAGCGTCAAATGAGTTGCCTCCAATAGTGAAGGTCACATCGCGCCCAGTTATTACTGTTGTTGGCATTTGGGTCTCCTATGCGGTTTGCTCGTAGCGGACGCTCAAGCGAATGTCTGCGACCAATAAATTGGTCGTTCCTACTGTTGTTACTGACGGCCTATCGACTGTCGATAACTCATACTTGGAAGCGTTTAGCGCTCCAAGAATACTAATGATTAATTGCTCTAAATTGTCTAGAGAAGCGGCATTGCTAAAATACGCAACGCAACCAGTTATGGTGTAATTTAATTTGACGCGAGTAGTTGATTTGCCTAAGACTTCAAGTTCCATATAAGGCGCATCTGGGACAACTACAATCGCTGGAACTATTGGTGCTTCTGGAACGGAGTCATAAATATTAGCGGTGCAACCAGCCAAGGCAGTCTTAATAGCGCCTCTAACATCTGTGGCAATTGTTGATGCTGGCATTAGCCGACCATCGTTTCAACATCAAGATAAGGGCCAAGTAAGCCAGTTACTTTCGCGAGTAAATTCTTAGATAGGCGGTAAGGGGTAACTGCAAAATCTATGCCTTCGATTGATCCACCAGCGGCGGTTCTGGATTGGAAGATTTCAACGGAGATAGCCAAAATAGCAGCTTCAGCATTGGGGT